GCTTCCTCCTGCCTATCGCGGCATTGGACCAAGTCGCAATGCTGGAGCACTTCCTCCTGCCTATCGCGGCATTGGACCCGCCGCAGGGCCCGTTGGACTACTTCCAAGGTACACGTCAAGGGGCGCTAGGGACGAGGCGATGCGCCAAATTGGCGCGGGCGAAGAAGGGGCAGGAAAGCTTGCGTTGACCGACGAAATGGTGCGAAGGCGCTCTCCAATTCAAGCCGCAAGAGTGCGAGAAATTTTTGATCCTCGCGAATTTGAATTTGGAACTTTGCGACTATTCAGGGTGATCGGAGATGCCTTGGAACAAGCGGCTGAACAGGCGCAGCAAGCTGCTGACCAAGCAAAGAAAGCTCGAATTGATCGCAGCATCGATGAACTGATGAGGTCCATTGATGATGCAATAAAAGTTGCACAAGCACGAGTGCGCGTTGGCCGTGGATTGTTTACCGGGCAGGCTCAAGTGACTGATTTGGGACCCACGGTCCAGTCAGCATTGCCACCTGCTCGCATTGCAGGCCTACTTCCTGGACGTCCATCCCAAGCAAGCGTTCTTGAACTTAATAATATCTTGGCTGGGGCAATCCGAGAGTATTTTAATGCTGTTGCAAGAGAAATCAAGCCAAGTGCGACAACACAAGGCAGGCCGTTACTGGGACCAGGAAGTACAGTTGCGGGCCTTCTTCCTCCTGCTGGTGGTACAACTCCAAGGGGAGCTATGCGATTTAATGCAGTCAGCACCGGCGCGTTCTTGGGTCAGCCAAGTCCAATGCGTGCCCCATCCATTCCCGCAGCATCTCGCCCCGATCTAACTGGTCAATCAAGCCGATTAGCGAGCCCATTGGGAGCCGGATATTTTGCGGTGGGTAAAGGATTGCAGGGCATCAAGCAAGCCTACGCAGGCGTCAAGCCATTTTTGGACACCAAGAAATTGCCGCTCAGCGGTGCAATGGCGGAGCTGGGAGGTGAATTTGGCACAGCTATCAAGCAAGTGTTGCTTTATGGTACAGCTTACAAGGCTTTGGCATTTTTCACAAGTCTGCCTGGGCAGGCCTTTGAGGCAGCCAAGGGCTTGGCCACTTATAGGAACCAACTCAAGGCAGTTACGTCTGAGTCGCAAACGTTTGACCAGTCCTTGGCTTTTGTTGATAACTTGGCTCAACGATTTAACGTGCCGCTGGATAGTGCTAGGCAAGGCTTTGTTAAGCTTTACGCTTCAATGCAACCGGCAGGTTTTGGCCAAGAACAAATTGAAGGTTTGTTTACTGGCATCTCCAAGGCGGCAGCAGCTTTTGGCTTGAGCGCAGACAAAGTTGACAGGGTGAACTATGCCTTCGCTCAAATGGCCAGCAAGGGTCAAATTATGAGCGAAGAACTTAAGGGCCAGCTAGGAGACGTGCTTCCCGGGGCGCTGGGACTATTCGCGCAAGCTGCGCAAATGAGCATCCCTGAATTCAGCAAGGCAATGGAAGATGGCGCTTTCAAAGGGAAAGCCATGACGCAAGTGCTTGATAACGTTGCCATTTTAATGAACAATAAATTTGGCCCTGCCGCTCAAGGAGCTGCCAAGACTTTGCAGGGCGCAGTCAATCAAATACAGAACAATTTGACATTGATGTATGAAAGCTTTGGTCCCATTGTCGATAGATTTGCCGCTATTTTTGGGCCTCAAGTCAATGGCTTAATTAAAGATGTCACTGCAACGATGAAAGTGCTCACGGGTACTTTTACTGCGGCAGGAGAAGGATTTGCCACCTTGAGTCCTCGTGCTCAAGCTCTTTATACTGCCATACAATCACTCACTCCTCCATTGCAGCAAGCCGGTGCGGCCATCGCCGACCTTGGCGGCAGGTTTGCAACATTGCTGCCTGCCATGGTTCAAGCTATTGCCGCGGCCATTAGTTTTGCCTCCAGCCCGCTAGGGAGAGGGGCGATCATAGCGAGCGTTGCGATTGGCACATTAACGGCAGCAATCAAGCTCTTGGAAGCCACTGGATTAAAAGCTGCCATTAAGTCTGTGTATTTGTTTATTGGAGGTCTTCTTCAAATTCCCAAGGCAACTGGGCTAGCCAGGGTGGGAGTAATTTCGCTCAAGTTAGCAATCACGGGATTATTTATTGGAGGCATATTGATAGGCCTTGATTTTCTTATCAGCAAACTTTTCAAGATTGGAGACGCTGCCAATGATTCGATAAAAGATATACGAAAACTATCCTTAGAGCTCAATGACTTGGCCGCTGCTGGCGACATGATTGAACTAGGTAAGAGGCGATTGGTGGCTCAAAATGAGCTGACCATAGCAGAGAGATTGCTTCAAACGTACCAAAAGGTGGACAAGATAAATAAGCGAGGAGAATTTGGTTACGGGGCGCTTTCTGCACAAGAAAAGCAATTTTTGAAAGACTATGGCGAAAAGACTTTTCTTGGTGGCATCGATGTATCCCCGGCGGTGGGCATTGCAGCGGCAGAGAAAAAAATGGCGGCGGCGATGGAAAAAAGAGGCTTGGCTCAAAAAGCTTTGAATGCAGCTCAAGCAGCATCAGATCGCAACAAGGAAGAGGCAGCAAAAAAGCTACAAAAAATTGACCTGTCGGGCGGCGATGGCGCTGGCAAACCGCCTAAAGAGCAAAGCCTCGAAAGCTATTACAGCCTTCAAGATCAACTTGCGAAGAATTTCACGCAAGACCAACTGCAACGCATGGAGCAAGAACATCAAGCAAGAGTGGACAAGATCAATTATGAATTTGACCTGCGAGAAGCTCGTGCGAATAGCTTCCAAAAGGAGGCCATTCGTTTTGAAAGGCAAATGTCAGACATTGAGCTAAAGCGACAGAAAGCTCTTCTTGATGCGTCGGCGGAGGTAATAAGAGCTCAGGGAAGTGTCGCTGGCGGCGCAGGAGGAGGAAAGGGACTCGGCGCTGGCATCGCTCAGTACATTACTGGCGATCCGGCCAGTCCGTTCTATAAAGCAGACCATGGTGGCGGTAATTACCATGAGCATCTTGCTTTTGTTAGCAGAGAGGCAGCGGAAGAAGCTTATAGAAAACTAACAAGTGCAGGCATACAAGTGACAGAATTCAAAGGAAGAAGCCCCGTAGGAAGGCACACTCCAGGATCTGCTCACTACGAAGGACTTGCTTTTGATGTGCCTGGTGCTCAAGTGCCAATGGGTCAAGAGACAAAACTTACTGCGAGGGTGCAATCAATCCTCGGCATTGGGGGCGCGGGTGCTCCTCGTAAGGTAACTGGCGATGAGAAGCGCGATGTGATTGCCGATCAAAAAACACAACTAGCCCTTGCACGGCAATCTTTAACAGTACAACTCGCAGAAGCTCAAGCCATTAGAGACGCTGCAGTTGCATGGGCGCAATACACTGCTGCCATTGTTCCCGTTGAAGAACAAGCGCTGCAAAATGACATTCTTGCTAAAAAGAATGAGCTGGTTAGAGCCAATATGCCAGATGACATAATTGAAAAGGAAATGAAGTATTTTGAAGCGCAACAGAAGACTTCGTTGGCGATGGAAAATAACGACAAATTGCTAGCCGAGGGAAGCATTGATCAAAAGGAACACGCCAAGAGGCTCTTGGAACTGAAGACAAGATTGGCAGACTACAACACAGCGTTAGAGAACAACATTGGACTTCAAAGACAGCAAAGTTTTGAGGCGAGCATGGGAGCATTAAGAAAGCAAATGGAGCTTGCTGGCATCATTGATCCTCGTGCAGAACTTCGCGCTCGTATTAGGCAAGAAAAGCCAGGATACACTTCAGAGCAAGTGGAGGAAGAGGCTGCAGCCCAAGAGCGCATTGCCCAGCTAGAAGCATCACGAGACAGAATTAGAGGCATTGCTTCCTCCATTGGAGATGCTTTCGGCACGGCCTTCAAAGGCATCATCACTGGCAGCGCGACAGTGCAAGAAGCGCTGGCCGGCATGTTCCAAAGCATTGCTGATTCTTTTGCTGACATGGTGGCGCAAATGATTGCGGAATGGTTGAAGGCTCAGCTTATTCAAGGCTTTATGAGCATCTTTGGTGGATTTACTGGTGGGCTTGGCGGAGGAGCCGGCCTAAATGCTGCATCGGCGCTGGGAACCAATCCAAATGTCGCTGCTTACGCTCCGCTCTCAGTCGGTTATGCCAATGGTGGCATCGCTCCTGGTGGCTTCACTGCATTCGCCAACGGAGGCATGGTCACAGGCCCCACCATGGGCCTTGTAGGCGAAGGTCGTTACAATGAGGCTATTGTGCCCCTGCCTGACGGCAAGAGCATCCCTGTGGAGCTTTCAGGAGGAGGAAGCGCTGCGCCAACGGTTATAGTAAACGTAGACGCAAAAGGCTCGCAAGTGGAAGGCAATGAGCAAAATGCTAATCAACTTGGTCGCGTGATTAGTGCTGCAGTGCAAACTGAACTAATTAAACAACAACGTCCTGGTGGTCTTCTCGCACGATAATGGCTAATTTCCCTTCCATCGCTCCCACCTTTAATGCAGTTAAAAGCAGTCAGCCCGCCATTAGAACTACTAAGTTTGGTGATGGTTATGAGCAGCGCACTTCCTTTGGCCTCAATCAAAATCCTAAGGAATGGTCACTCACTTTTATGGTGAATGCAACTAATGCCGCCACCATTGAAACTTTCCTTGATGCTCGTGCAGCAGATGCAGCAAGCTTTGATTGGACACCGCCTGATGACACCACCAGTTACAAATGGAGGTGTGATCAATGGAGCAAAGATTTGCTAGGAGATAATTTCTTTAAGATTAGTGCCACGTTTCGGCAAGTCTTTGAGCCGTGACTGCACCTACACCCTGGCAAAGCGGCACTGCGCATAGCGTTGGTGATGTCGTCCGGGCATTCACTGATCCAGGCACTGGCTTTTTCTTTCGCTGTGTAGTTGCTGGCACCACTGGCAGCGCCGAGCCATTTTGGCCATCATTCATTGGCAATGAAGTGGTGGATGGCACCGTCACATGGAAAGCGGTATCAATCATCTCCGGCGACTTCCAAGCGCCAGACCCTAGTGCCATCATTGAGCTATTTGAGCTGCAACTGTTTGCTAATGTCCATGGCGTCAATGACATCTATAGGTTTCACGCTGGCACCAATTTAGTTAACAATGGCGAAGTGATATGGAAAGGCAATCCATATCTGCGGTTTCCAGTTGAGGCAGATGGCTTTGAATACACAGGACAAGGCGCATTGCCACGGCCAAAGATTCGCATTAGCAACATCCTTGGCAGCATCACTGCAATTCTGCTGAGCTTGCCGAATGGTTTAGAGGCAGCAAAGGTGACGCGCATCCGCACATTAGGGCGCTACCTAGATGCAGCAAACTTTCCCGTAAGTGGTGACATCCTGCTGACAGAAGATAGCGACGCACTGCTGTTGGAAGATGATGGCTCGATATTGGTGGAGCCAATCAATGCCACTGAAGATTTCTCTGCCGAGTTCCCACGGGAGATTTACTATATCGACCGCAAGAGCGCCGAGAATCGTGAGCTAGTAGAGTTTGAGCTTGCCAGTGTATTTGACCTCGCTGGCGTCAGAGCGCCGAAGCGGCAGTGTATTGCCAACATCTGTCAGTGGGTATATCGCTCCTCTGAGTGCGGTTACGCCCCAGTCAATAGCTTCACCGGAACGTATGCTCGCACTTCACCTTCAACTACGTTGACTATCGCTCCGGCTGTTACTGGCCTATCTGTTGGCGAGCAAGTGCATTTGACTTTTTCGGCAGGCGCGGCGCAATCGAGCGGTTACATAATTAGTACAATCGCAAGCGGTAGTTTTACTGTCGAGTCAATAGCTTTCACTGGAACGTATGCTCGCACTTCACCTTCAACTACATTGACTGTAACCTCTTCTAACCACGGCTTAGTTGCTGGAAATCAAGTTTTGTTGACTTTCGCTAGTGGCAATGCGCTCACTGGTAACTATACGGTCGACGCAGCTACAACTGGTACTTTTACCGTAACGACAACTGCTAGTACAACTACCAGTGGCAGTGTAAGGGGTGTGCCGACAACCACCATCAGCGGCAGTGTCGTCGCTACGCAATGGTACGATGCGAATGATGCGCCGAAAACTGTTGCATCGTTGGACGTATGCGGCAAGAGGCTAAGTAGCTGCCAGGCTAGATTTGGCGCTAAGGCTGAATTGCCGTATGGCTCCTATCCGGGAGTGGGGTCTGCAGCATCATGACTTGGCGCGACGCTGCACTAGCTCATGCCAAAGCAGAAGATCCACGGGAATCGTGCGGCTTGCTGCTGGTCGTGAAAGGCCGTGAGCGGTACTGGCCATGCAAGAACCTTGCAACCAGCCCCGACCAGTTCTTTGCGCTGTCGCCTGACGACTGGGCCGCCGCTGAGGATGCTGGAGAAATCATCGCCGTGGTGCATAGCCATCCAACTACGCCACCCGTGCCATCGCCTGCGGATCGCGCCGCCTGCGAAGCTAATGGCCTGCCCTGGTACATCGTCAATCCAAAGACGGAGCAGTGGGGCGAATGCAAGCCATGTGGCTACAAGGCGCCGCTAATAGGCCGTCAATGGGTGTGGGCAGTGCATGATTGCTGGACGCTGGCGCGGGATTGGTACGCCGAGAATGGCATCATGCTGCGTGACTGGGAACGCTGCACCGATCCAGATCAGTTTCAAGCAGCGCCATATTTTGACGACTGCTGGAAGGCCACTGGCTTCCGCGAGCTGGAACAGCACGAAGAG